GGTAGTCCTCGATGGCCGATTGGTACCTTCGGCGCACCGTCGCTTCGTCGACCGGTTGCCCGTCTTTCGTTTCCCTCGACAGGCCAGCAGCTATCGCAGCGAAGGTCGCCCCGACCATCCGCCCGCGTAACACCGCCGCCTTCTGCTCGGCAACTTCATGCTCGGTGAATCTCTTCGGGTTTCGTTTCTTGCCTGCGATGTTCAGTCACTTCCTGTCCGTTAGTTAGTGCTTATGGCAGGGCGATCCATGCGGCGAAGTTCATCCATCGCCAGAAGCAGTCGACTGATTGATATCCGCAGTCTTTGAGCAGGGTTTCGTTCCCTGCTGCGGTGAGGGGTACGAGTTGGCCTTCGAGCGAGTGTCGCTTGGTGTCGATTTGTTCTTGGGTGTAGCCGTGTGATCGTTTCATTCTGTAGTAGAGATCAACCATTTTCTGGTCGATTTGGTGTCCTCGGCCGAGTACTTTCTCGACGAGGATGAGTGGCCCGTTTGTTCGTTCTCGTATTGAGCCGATGATCTGTTGGCGGTACTCGATGGGTGTGAATTGCAGGGTTAGTACGGCGAGGGTGACGTCGACTCTTTGGTCTGGGATGCCGTTGCGGAGATCCCAGCGGAGGATGGTGACGTTTGAGTCGTGTTTGAATCGGTCTGCGGCGCTTTGTCGCATCGGTTCCGATATTTCGAGACCTACGGCGGTGCAGTCTGGTCTTCGGGCTATTACGGCTGCTAGTGCGCCGCCTCTAGAGCATCCGGCGTCGAGGACAACACCTCCGTTTGGTAGGAACTCGCAGGCGATGTCGGAAACAGCGGCCCGCATTGTTTTGAACTCTGGTATCGACCTGGCCAGCATGTCGTCGAACACGGCCGTCACAGTCTCGTCGAACTCCCATTTGCCTACGGGCATCGTTTGGTCACTCATCTGACAAGAAGGCTACGGCTGCGCGCTTCGCCCCGAGATCGTCGTTTGTGTGGTTCTGGGGTGCTTTCATCAGGAACCCAGACGGCGCGTCGAGAACTCCACCGATGCCACGGTTCTTGGCCACTGCTAGGTAACGGATTCCGTCAACCACGATGCCAGCAGAGTTCGGGGAGTCGATGACCTCCAATTTGAGATCCACCGACATCGGCGACCCGGCAAACCCGACCATGTCCAGGTTGATGAAAGCGATCTTGGTGTCATCGAGATGGTCGACATAATCGGACGGGCCGATATGGACTTTGTCTACTGGGTACACGTCGGTCACCGAAGTGGTCTTCGAGATCCTCTTGTCTGTGAGTCTCGATTGGTCCAGCATGTTTCGGAAATCTGCGTTGCCTCCGACGTTCAACTGGTAGGTGGATTCCAAGTGGACGCCACGCTCGGCGCAAATACGTACCAGCGACCTGTGCAAGATCGTCGCTCCATATTGCGACTTGATGTCATCACCGATCAACGGGACGTTCAGAAGGGCGAACCGTTCGGCGATAGTGGCGTTGCGTGCGATCTCGACTGGTATGCAGTTCAGGAAAGCCACACCGGCTTCTGCGGCTGCGAGAGCGTACAGTTCCGATGCCAGCGTCGACCCCACTGGCAGGTAATTCACCAACACGTCGAGGTTCTGCATTCGCAGCTCATGTGCGATGTCTTCGACAGACGCCGTCATGTCGTCCGTGGTTTCGACAATCGAAGTCGACGCAAGCCCGTCTAGCCGTGGAGACGGCATCACTGGCCCTGGGAAGTTCAGCGGCTTCGCCAATCGTCGTTCATTGAACTCTGCTGCCTCTCCGATCGTCAAACCAACCTTACGAACATCGACATCGAACGCCATCACAACATCGATGTCACCTATCTTGTATCCGTCGATGTCCGGGGACAACAGGCCCTTCGTCTCCCCGGGGTTCTCGGCGTACCACTGGATGCCTTCCAATAACGCAGCGGCACAGTTTCCTACCCCAACCAAGCCGGTTCGGATCTTACGATTTCCATTGCTCATTATTTGCCTTTCAAGAAGCCAGGCAGAGTGCCCGACCAAGGAGTATGGGTTCTGTCGCCGATCACGAAAGTAGACTCGTGGAACTGGCGGGCGCCGACCAGAGGTCTCGTCACGTAATCAGAGAACAACGGATGGTCTTCCAATGGAGCGACCGTGGTGGGTGTGGTTGGTCCCGCCCATCGATCCCGTAGCCCTATCGGCAGACGTATCTTGTGCCATGCGACTGTCGAGCCAGACGGGACTTCAGGCAGTCCCAGCTCGATAGAGATGATGCTACGCGACCTGTCCGCCTCTATTGACCGTCCACGAACGAAAGGCAGGTCAGCGAGTCCGGTCATTGCGCACAGTTCAGGTATCTTCCCGTTCATACCTCGCACGTTCGAGGTGCGATATCCACCCGCGGGTTTGTAGTCCGTTTCCCCGAACCTCATGGCGGCCCTCGCCACATGTGCGATATCTCGGCTGGGTGTCGAGATCATCCCGCCTTCGCCGCACGACCACTTCTTGGATTCGTTCCCGGAGAAGATCGCCACATCCACATATTCGGAACAAAGACCGGCCGAACCCAAAGACGGTGCAGCATCTTCGACGATCCAAGCATCAGGGAACAATTCGTTGATGCGTTCGTAGTTGGCTACCCGACCGTCAAGGTCGATGGCCACTATCGCTTTTGGGTCGTCGACCGGGACAGTGTCCGGGTCGATCAGCCCCCAGACAGGATCGACATCAGCGAATACGGGCTGCGCCCCGACCATCAACACAGCTAAAGCCGCCGCCTGGAAGCCGTACCCTGGCACTACCACTTCGTCACCCGGGCCGATCCCGCAACCGACAAAAGCACCGAACAGCGCTGTTGTTCCTGACGAACAAGCCACCGTCGATTGCAGTGGCAACGCATCACCGTGAGACGTCAGGAACGAACCGAACTCCTGTTCCAAAGAAACAGCGTATGGGCCTTCTGTCAGCTTCATTTCAAACCTTCCCAGCGAACATATCGTTGTACACACCTACGACAGATTTCAGTCCGCGAGTATTGAACTCGGGGTCGACCAACAGTAGGTCATGCCACTCTCTGATGCCTGAGTTTACTTGCAGCGGCGAGTTCCGACGCCAGAACCCAGGGGTCGACCAGAACTCGGGGAACGCTCGAACTGCGATCCCTTTCTGCTTCGGTCCGTCTGGTCCGCGGTTCAATTCTGAGAAGTCCAGACCCAACGCATAGTCCCGTAGTGGCTCGTCAGAATAAGGCTCTTCGAGCGTGACGCCAAGATCGCGAGCAACCCCGTGCATGTGCCCAGTACCACAATCTGTGTACCGGTCTTCGAGCTTCGACCGTCTGTACTCGCGCGCAACCTCCTCGCCTTGTTGTGACACGAGAATTGCCACACGCTTATCGTCCAAACAAACTGCACCAGTACCGATCATCGCACGATCGAAGCCGAGAGATGTAAGCCGCTCGGCGATATGCATTATGGGTTGGGCGCACTGTATGGACGCCTTCTTTGCGGTCTGTCTGATATCCATGATCCTGCGGATGTCGGCGACCAGGGCAGTCTTTGACCTGTCCAAGTTGACTATCTCTGCGTCGAGGTCGTACCGATCGGCCATCCGTATCGCCATCTTGGCATCGTCGTGGAGTCGACCACCGATAGTGAATGTCACGCATAGAGGTTGCCCTCCCAACTCCATTTGGGCTGCGAGCAAGGTCGCAGAGTCGACCCCGCCCGAAAGCAGGTTCGGGATGTTCTCCATCTCTCCCTCCTGGATGACAGCCATCAGTCGGCGCTTCCATTCCTTGGCCACTTCATCCATTGGGTTGTCCTTTCAAGGCTTCGATGATCGACTCGCCGACGGCTTTGTACATCGGAGGCGCGACTGCGCGTCCTAGTCGTTCCCATCTTTGGCTGAAGTTACCAGTGAGGGCGAAGTCGTCGGGGAATCCGCATAGCCGACGGACTTCACCAAGCGTGATACGTCGGTTCTCGTAGGGGGGCAGCACCCAGTTGTTGGTTTGTAGGATTGTGGGTGCCGGTTCGCCGGGTGCGAGCCTGTAGTGCGAGAAGAAAGAGCCGGTGCCGACAACCGCTTGGCCTGATTCGCCGGGTTTAGCTTTCGACATGACCCGTGCGAGTTTCGAGTCGGCGGACCAGGGTGGCAGAGGGTCGTCATTAACGGGCGTAGGCTGCTTGGTAGCGTCGGCCCAGGTGTAGACATAGTCGAATGGCTTAGGGGCTACGAGAACTGCTTGAAGGTCGTCTCGGACGCCATGTATGACTAGGCGCACTCTTCGTTGCGGGACTCCGAGTCTAGAGCAGTCGAGCCGCCAGACTCCGACCCGGTAACCGATAGCACGGAGCCTGAGAACGATCTCCTTGAGATAACCCTTAGCGACTCCCATCGTCATGCCATCGACGTTCTCTGCGATGAAGGTCTTTGGTTGGATCTCGTCGACTAATCGGACGAACTCGAAGAACAAGTCATCGACCCTCTGGGAGGTCTCGGAGTACGACTTGACCTTGCCCCATCCTGCTTCGCGTTTCCCTGACATGGAGAACGAAGCACAAGGCGGCGAACCTTCGAACACGTCGAGTTCACCGACGCCGAGACCGACAGCGTCGAGGATCTCGCTGCCTGTCACTTGTCTGATGTCTCGGCGGTCGACTTGAATGCCGGGATTGTTTAGCTCGTACACGTCGGCGGCTGCGTCGATGAACTCTGATGCCCAGATCACTTCGATGCCTGACCATGCCAATCCGAGCGAAGCGCCACCCGCGCCGGAGAACGTCGACACGGCCTTGAGGCCAGATGTCTTCTCACCCGCTTTGATATCACTTACAGACGGGATCTGATAGGGCGGTTTCATCAGTCGAACTCGAACCCACACTTAGGGCATTGGTGTTCAAGATCGAGCGAGTCGACATCGAACTCGTCAAAACCCTCCGGTGCACTCCCAGAGTCGTAACCGGTACCAAGAAGCCGCTCGATGTCGATATCCGAGTATCCGGTCACGTCGACCAACTCGGCAGGCAAAGAACTAAGCAGCTCGACGAGCAAAGACTCGTCATAGAGTCCCAGCTCGCCGATCCTGTTGTCGGCGAGTGCGAAGGCTTGCGCTTGCTTCATTGTGAGGTCGTCGGCAGACACCGCGGCAATGTGTGTCCACCCTAATCCTGCGACAGCTTCGAGCTGATGATTGCCTGCCACTACAACTTTTTTCCCTCGGCGTGTTTGGTACACGACAGGCTTGCGTTGCCCGAACTCTTTGTATGACTTAGCGACAGCGTGAACGTCGCCGAGCCGAGGGTTGCTGGGTAGCCGGTGAAGTTCAGCGATCGGTGTCATCAGTGTTTCAAGACCGGGTGCGATCTTGTGGATCTTCTTATCTGCCATTTCGGGTTCCTGTCATTGCTGTTGATGGAAGGTGATTACTCCGTCGCCTTCGACGTAGTCGCCGGATTCTCGGTCGGCTCGGATCTGTTTAGCGCGTTGGTCTTTCAGGTATCGGCTGATCATCTCTTGCAGGTGCATGAAGCGAAGGTCGAGCGTCGAGCAGGTGTCGAGCAGGAAGTCTTGCAGGTCTGGTGGTAGCAGCGCCGATTGCACCCGCCGATGGTAGGCCCACGGGACATCTCGCCGACGGTGCGGTTCGAAGCTGGCGGCGATCTCGCGGACTTCGGCGGTCTCTCGGGGTTCGAGTAGCGGCGACGACCAATGCAGGTCGTTGATGGCGTCGGGTGACGGAGCGGCGTTGAGTAGGTCGCCCATCCACCATTGCGAGAGTGCCCAGACCTTCGCGATCGTCGCGGCCTGGCGGTGCCAGTCTTCGTCGTCGACGAAGGCGGCGTTCGGCCCGTCCGGTAGGTCGACGTTCATGCGGTCATCGCTTCGACGTGAGCGCAGGCTCGGCAGCGGTCGATCTGGTGGGGTTCGCAGCGTTCGTCGTCGAGCACGATCACGACCGGCGTGTCGTCTGGTTTGTGTTGTTTGTTCTTGCGGGTGCGCCATGCTGCGGCGTGGCAGCAGCCTCGGCATCGGCATCCCTTGCCGTGAGTCGACGTGTAGCCGTGGCGTGCGCCGCGACTGTTCGAGGAGATCGGGGACCGGCCAGGGTTCAGGATCTCGGTCACCTTCACGCAGTAGTGACACGAGCAGCCTGCCCGGTAGGTGTCGCATCCATGCCTGGCCTGGCGTCGTCGGAGTTCCTTGCGCATGTTCTCGCGGGTGCCGCCCCAGAGGCCGATCGCCTGTTCGTTTGTGTATCCGGTGGCGAGGTCGATGCACTTCGCTCGGACGACGCACGCCGCGCAGTATTTGGCGGCGACCGGGTCTGGTCCGGTGGTGTCGTCGCCGATCCAGAGCGTCGGGTCTTTCCCGCGGCAAGCCGCGTACTTCATCCAGTGCAAGGCGTGCCCCGTTCGTAGTCGGGGTTGATGCTAGTCGATCGCGTCCCAGACGCGCAGGAACCCGCGGTATGAGTGGCCGCGGGTTCCTGGGTTGGATTGCCGGTCAGGCAAAGGGAATACCTGCCCGGCCACTAGTTCCGACTCTTTGGAGCCTCTTGGTAGAGAAGCCGGAACGAGTCCCTGTCAGCCCGTGAACGCTGGCTGAGGTGCTGGGATGGTATCGGGTGCGGGTCCGGGATCCGGTGTCGGTGTTGCTTTGGGTGCGCAGACGATCCGGCCGTCGGTGTCGACGACGCATTCGGAGTCGGCCGGGACGATCACGATCACCTGTTCGGGGGTCACGGGTTCGGCGTCGGCCTGGCAGTGCGTGAATGTCGGATAGACCACGCACGACACGCCGTTGCCTCGGGTGAAGGTCACCGGGGTGCACAGGGTCTGTTCGAAGCCGAAGTTCACGCAGCCGACGTCGAGTCCGCCGTATGTTGTGAACCAGTCGGCCATGCCGTCGCCTGGCAGCAAGTCGACCATATAGATCGTGCGGTCGAGGTCGCAGACTCCGGCGATGGCTTCGTTGTAGGTGCAGGTGTGGTCAACGACGACGACATCCTGAGCGTTGGCAGTGCCGCCGATGAACACGACCGAGGCGAGCATTGCTGCCGCTGCGAGGATATTGCGATATTTCATTGTGTTGCTCCGATTGGTTTAGGTGCCCTGACACCGTAGCGGTCAGGCAGTGTTTGTGTCTTCATTTCAGTCTTCCCGCTCCGAATACACCGGCCAGGATGGCACCGGAGAAGGTGATCGGCCAGGCGAGGAAGAACAAGACGACGCCGATCCTCGCGAGCCTGGTTCTCGGCCGGTTCGATGTTTGGTCGAGCATCGCCGTCGCTATGACGATGGCCCCGACGGTCCAGATCCAAATCAGCACGTAGATCACGCGTCGACACCGTTCTCGATCAGCATCATGGCGAGCACGACGGCGATCGAGTCGCCCGGTCCCCAGGCCAGGATCGGCGACTCGTCGAGGAGTTCGCCCATCGCTTCGACGTACGCGAACACCATGTCGCGGAGTTCGTCCGGCCATGTCGTCTCGCCTGCTGCGATGCCGTTAACGGCTTCGTTCGTGACGCCTTCCCAGATAGCCATCTCGCCGGGATCATCCGACGCCTTGACCATGCAATCGACCCAGCCCCGCAGCTCGTCGATCTCGTGGTGATTCATTGCAAAAATCCTTCTTGTCGTCCGAGGTCGATGCCGATGCCGTGCCACGGGTCGTCGCTGCCCTCGGATAGTAGACCCAGCACCCTGGCGAGCCTGCCGTTCGAGTGAATGTTTTGGTGGCATCCGCCAGCGCCGAGGCCGGTGCCGCCGTTGTAAACCCAGATCATGTTCGCCGGGTCGTAGGTGCCGCCTTGCCTGCCGGGGTTTACCCGGTGTGCGACGAACGCTTCGTCGAGGTCGCTGCCAGGGCAGTCGTCGACGTGGAGGCCGTCGGCCTGGCAACGGCCACGCGCATTTCGCCGCGTGGCCGTTCGTGCCTCGGCGGTCCCTGTCGACCGTTGCCTCGGCGGCTTCGATGTCTTGAACCTTGGGGTGATCACGCTGCCGTGTTTCGTTTCAGCTTGCCGTTCGAGTTTGGCTTGCGTCGTTCACGGTGCGAGGTTCCACCCCAGATGCCCTGAATCCACGTCTCTCGTCTTGCGTGAGCTTCGCAGGGTTCGGCTACCGGGCAGCGTTGGCAGGCGATTAGAGCCTCCCTCGCCCTGACGCCCTTTGCAGGGAAGAACAACGCCGTCGACATGCCCTTGCAGGCTGCTCGATCTTGCCATTCCAGATTCATGTGAGTTCCTCGAAGTCTCGAAGTCGAAGCTCTGCGTCCTGGGCGAACTCGACGATGGCGTCGAGCTGCTTCGCCTGGATCGTTACCGGTCCCGCCGGATGGGCTTCAACGAGAAGGACCATAGCGTTCATGATCTCGGCCCGAGGATATTTCGATCCTGGCCCGTTCGGGTATTTCATGCTTCGGTGTCGATGTATCGGCAGGCCGGGAAGGTCTTCGTTGAGCCTGGTTTCCACCATGACATGCGCTCCCGTGTGGCCTGATCGGTCCAGAGGTTCCAGCAGATAATCGCGTCGGCGAGCTTCAGGTTCTTGAGTGGCATCGTTCCCTTGTCTGCGGTCTGGCGGAACATGCGATCCCGAAGCCACCAAGCACCGGAGTGATACAACGTGTCGCCGGTGGCGACCTCGTGCCAGAACTCCGAGGCGTCGAACTCTTGCACGTCCCGGAGTGTGAGGAAGGAGAGCACGCCGTGCACCCGGCCGTTCGGACGAAGTCCTGCTGCGCCCATCTCTCGAACGAGGCGGCAGGCTTCGATCACCTGGGGGTTCTCGTCGACCCATTCGATCAGCTCGTGCCGTGTCGGGTCTGGTCGCCCGTGGATCATCGTCGAGACCTGAGCGCCTCGGTCGTATGCGAAGCCGCCTCGGGCGATCGCTCCGGTCATTGCATAGTCGTGCACGCCGTGACTCTTGAGGAAGTCCGAGACTGACCGGGTTTTGCCCTGGTCCATCTCGGCGAACATGCGTTCGGCTTCTTCGGGTTCAACGATCATGATCGTGAACGGTTGCGGAGCGCCCGACGCGACGGTCGCCGACATCCGGTGCTGACCGTTCACTAGCGCACAGTTCGTGTCGACGACGATCTGATCGTTCGAGTGATGCCACCGGCCCGCCCTCATATCGACGGCGAGTTTCTTCGCGTGATTCGGGCTGAAGCTGCGCTGATAGGTCGGGACACCTGCCAGGAGCTGAGCCGCCTGATCGGGGGTGATCATCTGCCTGCCTTCGATGAGCTTGACACCGTCGCGGGTGTGCCTCGTCTGCTGGCCCTGGGTAGATGCAAATTTCATTTCTTGTCCTTAATGGTTGGGGTTACTGCGGCGAGGATCGCCGAGATCTGGTGGTCGGTGAGCCGACCGGGTTCGGCCGGTGGCCGGAGGGTGTCGAGCCAGTCTGCGAGCTTGAATGCTGCGAGGCTCGATGCGCCGAGCGCTGCGAGCGTGATGTACGTGCCGATCATGCTGCGTCGAGTCGCTTCAGGGTGGCCCGTGCTGAGAGCACGAGTGCTCGGTAGTCCTGCCAGAACTCCGACGCCGAGTCCAGCCCGTAGTGCCTGGCGTCGGAGCGGAGGTCGGCGAAGGCTTCACGGTCGAGAGAGACTCGGTAGGTCTTCGAGAGTGTCTTGATGATCCTGCCGGTCGAGCCGCAGCCTCGGTCGGTGTGGTCGTCGTAGAAAGCGTGCGGCAAGTCGATGGTGATCCGGCCGGTCGAACCGGTGCCGTCGCAATATCGGCAGTCGCTGCGGTCGAGGTGCCCGTCGGGAGCGCAGGCCGAGCATTCGGAGATCATGCCTTGCCGATCTCGATCACGCGATGCTTGTTCCCGGTGAACCGTTCGGCACAAGCTTTCATTGCTTTCTCGGCGGCTTCACGAGTCGGGAACGAACTAGATTCGAACTCGTCGACCCAACCATTGAGATGTTGGGCGAAGTACTGAACTTGAAACTTCATGATGTTGTCTTTCTTGGTTGGGTTGGTCATTATGGGAGCGCCTCGAAGCTCGTAGCGCCTGCCGCCTTCGCTGCTGCCTTCGCTGCTGCCTTCGCCTCGGTGAATGATCCGTTGAATTCGAACCATGATCGGGGGTCGTCGTTGCCGTTGAAGCTGAACAGCCAGAGGCCGTTGCCCTTCGGCTTGCGGAGGTGAGAGTTCTCGAATTGGCGACTGCTGAATCGGGGTGCGGTGCGGGTGCTCATGGTGTGTCCTTCGTTGGTTGAGGTGTCGTGCGCCGCCAGGAATCGAACCCGGATGAACCGTTCGGCGCTGGTGATCAGAACAGTTCAGACATTAGCGACTCGATCAGAGCCTCTTCTCGTTCTTCGGCCATCTGGCTCGGTGAGCCGTACGTGAAGTAGTGGTGACCGTTCTCGCACTCCCAACCGTCGGCGACGTCTGTGACTGCTGCTCCGCAGGTGACAGATTTCCAGCAGTCGGCTTCGGACGTTGGTTCTGGGTGGCCTGAAGGAACTTCGAGCTGCCAAGTACACGAGGTCGAGTGACCAGCTTCGGTGAGCAGACCTGCTTCACGTTGTTCCCGGACGAGGCGACGGCGAAGTCGTTTCTCGGCTTGGTTCGCGGTGCGGAGCGCTGCTTCTGCTTGACGTTGCGCACGTTGTGCTTCGACGAGTTCGGCGGTGAGTGCTTCGATGTTTGCTGTGGTTGTTGTTTCCATGTAGTCACCTTAGCGCGTTACCAACGGCTTGACGCGTTACTTCTCGAAATTTCTTCACAATCGCCCAACGATCACCCGGCCGAAGCCGACGCACTCATCGCAAACCCTGTCCCGCTGACCGCCTGTGCCGTCGCAGGTCGGGCACGCCCTGAAGATGAGCCGAGGTCGTTTCGCCGGTGGTTCGTACTTCGACGGAGGACCGCAGAACGTCATCGCAGCACCAGCAACTGCGAAGCGTTCGAGCGGGCGTGGACCTGCCGTCGACCCGAAGGCTGCGGTCGGGCGTTGCCCTGGATCAGGTGAAACATGTCGGCGACCCGAAGGCCGAGGATCGTGGCGACCTCGTGGACGTGCACGCTCTGCCAGACCTTGCGGCCCGAGCAGACTTGGTCCTGGCACTTCACGAGGATCGAGCCGCCAGGCTTCACGCACCCGGCAGCGAACTGAATGCCCGAGCTGATGAGAGCGAGCACCTCGTTCGGCGAGGTGTACTCGGTGAGACCGAAGCGGTCATCGAAGCTCGTGTCGACGAGCGCCGTGCGCCCATCTCGCCGACCCGACATCCGATACGGAGGATCGAAGACGACCGAATCGAACGCGTCGACCCAGTGCTCCGGGACCGTGCTCGTCACGTCGAAGCTCCAGTCGGCCTTAGCCTCGTCGAGGTCGTTGGTCTCCAGATCCCGAGGCCGGTGGTCGGTCCAGAACTTGCCTTCGCCGAAGGTGAGGTCGAGCACCCGGCCGTCGAGGTATCCGAGCTTGGCGACGTCTGCGATTAGCTCGGCGTTCGTGCGCCATGCGCCGTAACTGAGAACTGTCATGGTGTGTCCTTGCTTGTTGGTTGGGTTCGGTCGTTCAGGCTGCTGCTGCCTCCCTGGCGGAGCACGACGATCGTCGCCAGCCTGGTTGCCATCGATGGCTCGATGCGCCGCACGGTCGGCCACAGCGCCTGCCAGACGGTGTCGTTCCGCACTGCGTCGGCGAGCCGGTCGCCACTCCAGTCTGGGCGAAGCTGTTCGAGCTTCGACGCCAGACCGAAGGCGAGCCGGTGTCGCGCCTTCTCGTGGGCAGGGTGGATCTCGGTCATCGGATCTCCTCACCCTGGCCGACGTGTTCGATCAGCTCGAAGATGCCGTCGCCGTTGTTCTCGTCGAGGATGAACTGCATCAGCGCGGGTCCCTCGGCGAAGCTCACGGATACCCAGGGACCGAACTCGTCGCGGCCTGCGTAGGTCTCGAAGCCTTCGTCCTGGGCGAACCTGCGTCCTTGCAGGGTGAGCACTCGATCCCAAATGTCGCACTCGGCGAGAATCTCGGCGAGTGCTTCGACCGCCTTCGCTCGTGCGATCGACCGGTTCCACTTGTGTTCTGCTGGCATGAATCCAGTGGTGATCATTGTCTTGTCCTTCGTTGGTTGGGGTGGTTGAAATTAGATTGCGAGGCCGAGTTCATCGGCCAATTCTTTGATCCGGCGAATCACGATGGCGATAAACTCGTCTGATTCGTATTCAATGTCGCCGTACCCGCCTTCCATGATGTCCAAGTAAGCGTCTTCCTCCTGGCAGGAGAGTCGCCCCCAAGCTTCGACGTTGCATTCATTGGCCTCATATTCCAAGTAGGCGTCTTCTGAGAGTCGCTTCCAAGCTTCGGTGTTGGTTTGTGTGCTGGCGCTATATCCGGCATCTACGGTTGCTACTAGGGCTTCGAGTTGGTCTTTCGGGGTTTCGCTCATGAAGACACCATAGCGCGTTACTAACGGGTTGGCGCGTTACTTCGTGAAATATCTGAGAATTGTTCAAGCGCTTCGCCATTCGTCGAGATCACTGCGGCCCGTCATCTCGCCGGAAGTCCACCGGTCGTGCTGCTCGACGCGACACATCGGGCACGGATGGACCGCACCGTTCTGGCCTTCGACTTCGAGCCAGCCGGTGTCCCGGCATCGAGCGCAGCGCTTGTCGCCAGCCGGGGTCGCCGAGTTCCACTTCCTCGACTCGGCCGAGAGCAGTTCACGGTAGACCTTCATGAACTCGGACCAGTGAGGCCAGAACGGGGTCGAGTCGCCGAGCTGGTCGAGCGCCCGGTCGGCCCGTTCTGCTTCTCGCATCTTGCCGAGGTTGCGAACCCAGATCGACATCGAAGCTTCGTCGACATCTGCGTTCGGCCAGATCATCGCCATCTTGGCGAGGTGCCGTGCGACCTGCTCGTCGTTCATCGGTTCAGTTCATTCACGCTCGGCTGGTCGAGTTCGGAGGATCGTCGTCGGGCGTCGGCTTGGACCTTGGCGATCATCGCCAGATTGTTCTCGATGTTGGTCTGCTTCTTGCCCTTCGGCTTCGGAGCCTGGATCGCCTCGACCTCGGCGAGGGTCATGCCGTCGAAGTTGTCGAAGTCGCGGTGAGCGAGGTACCGCTCGGCATGTTTCGGGAACTCGTTATCGCAGTGGTACATGGCGACGTGTTGGTGAGCGGCTCGCCGGTCTGCCGCCGAGAGCTTCGACCACTGCTTCGCTGCGTTCCACTTCGAGCCGACGTGCCTCGGCCGAGCAGAGCCGATCCGGTAGTCACGCCAGAACGCATCGAAGGCTTCGGTGTACTTCGTCGCAACACTCGGAGACGCCAGGACCAGATCCGTCGGCGTTTCGTCAGAAACGTCAAAGGGGTTTGACCTTTCGTCTTCTTCACCTTGGTCTTCTTTAGGGATAGTCTTCTTATGCGGTGCTGTTTCGCGCTCTCGCGTTTCGCGCTCTCGCGTTTCGCGTCCTCGCGAAACGGCATCACGGTCGAACACCCGTTCGCATTGAGGTGTGTCGTGCACGATGTACGTCGTCGCAGCGAAGTCGCCGCCCTCGCTTCGAGTCTGACTTCGCTCGACGAAGCCATGCTCGATGAGCAGCTTCATCGATGAGTTCACCGTTCGAGTGCCGACGCCGAGCGCCTTAGCGATCCTAGCTTCACTGGTCTGCCAGCCCTCGTCGTGGCTGAGCAGATACACGAGCACCTGGCCAGGTCCGAGCTTGCCGAAGTCGTAGCGTGCCGTATCGTTGGGAACCCGTGTGAATGGGTCGGCCGACCGGGTGCCGATAGTTATCTTCGTCATGTTGGTGCCGCCTCCTGGCGACCGTTTGTTGTTCGCTGATGTCCGTGGTTGGGTGCGGAGTGTTACCCTAGCGGATGCCGCCGGGGTGCTTCATGTTCGCCTCGGTCGCCTGGTCCTTTGGTTGGGTCCAAGTGAAGCCACCGCCCGTATCAGGTCGGTGGCTTCACTATTTCCCACCAGAGGCTCTCAGATCGTTTCTAAGGCTTCGAAGCCGCCGAGCAGGGTAATTCCCCGGACTCGGCAGCAACGAAGCTCTAGAAGCTACCTGTCGGCTCTAGAACGGCTCACCGGCCAGAACCTCGGTCAGAGGTTTCGGATTTGAGCCGCCATCATTCCCGGTGCGCTCGTTCCGGCTGACCTCGACCGAAGCCCACCGAAGCGAAGGGCTGACTTCGTCGGCGATGATCTCCACCTTCGACCGCTTCTCGCCCTCCTTCGATTCCCAGGTGCGATAGCTGAGTCGGCCGGTGACGACCACCCGATCGCCTCGACCCAGACTTGACGAAACGTTCTCGCCGAGCGTGTCCCAGCAGGTCACGTCGAAGTAGTTCGCCTCTTCGGTCTCGACGCCGTTCCGGTCCTTCGACTTCTTGTTCCATGCGACGCCGATCTCTGCGACCGCCGAGCCGTTCGGCAGGAACTTCAGCTCTGGATCTCGCGTGAGGTTGCCGACGATTGTGATTGTGTTTCCGAACATGTTTCTAGTTTCCTGTCTTTTGTGATTGTTTGATTGTGTGCCACACGGCGACGGGTCGCCCGTGTGCTTCCCGTCGAGTCGTCTTGATATATCGGCCGGTAGGGCGGCACAAACCGGCTGCTTTGGCAGTCCGCATGACACCGCCCATCGCCCTAGGTTCGTGAGTCGTTATATCTTCGTGTTGGATCTCCATGCACTCCCAAAGTACGTCGGTAGTGAATTCGATATCGACCGTGGCAAGGTCTTCGATCAGGGCCATGACGGTCTTCGTCCATACAGGGTTGGCGTTGACCCGGACTCTTTCGATCGCTTCATCAGTCACTTCATCGTTTGTGGTCATCCCAGCTCCTCGATGATCTGCTCGATCAGCATCGTCGCCACGCCGAGATTGCGAACCAGAATGGCTCGCGGGTCGCCCACTTGAGCCATCCACTTCGTCTTCGCTTCGGCCCGCTCGTCGTCGTCTTCGATGCCGAGGAACATGTCACGGAGTTGGGCGACCTGCCCTGCCGAGATGACCGGCTCGGCATCCGGGATCGCCGTCGCTTCGTTGTCCATAGTCGGATCCATCGTCGGGATACACAAGAGCTGCGCGACCGCCGACTTGTATCCGTAGCTCATGGCCTTGCCCGGTCCCTTGTCGCCGTTATCAGCGCCGATGGCGAAAGTCCGCACCGGTCGAGGCAGAGTCGAGCCGTCAGGCCCCACGACGTCGTACTCGATGTGCATGCGAGTCTCGGTCCAGCCGTTACGGCCAGCCATCGGCACGATCTCGCACGACATGACGTGCGGGACGAGGATCAGGCCGTGCTCGTGCATCGCCGGAGCGATCCCGTTGATCAGCCCGTCGATGCCCCTGTACCGGTAGCTCGGTCCTCCGCCCGACGTCTTGTCGTCCTTGCCGACCGCCCGGATGTCGCGCATCACAGCGGCGACCGCCTCCGCCGCTGACTTCAGTTTCGTTTCTTCATTGCTCATGTGGTTCTCCTTGGCTGGTAGTGCAGGCCGGTCGATTTGACGGCCATCGCTGCTTCATATTCGTCGGGTCGTTCCGCCTTGAACGCCTTCGAGTCGAAGGTCGGCGTGGCGTAACGTTCCCGAAGATCGGGGTCGACGAGATCGGGATCGAACCGCCGGGTCTGTTTCCATGAGACGACCTTGCGGCCATCGACCAGACCAGCGTCTGCGCCCTGGAGCGCCTTAGCGATGATCGCATCGTACTCGGCGATCTGAGACTCGGCGGACTTGATCACCCTCTTCATGTCGTCGCGGTCGTGCCACGCCTTCTCGGCTTCGCCGGTGAGGGTGATCTCGACGCCAGGTGCCTCGACTCGTGTCGCAGCGAACTCGGCGAACGCCTTCGGGTGCGCCGGGTCGACGTCGGGTGGAGTAAGGGCGACGACGTGCCGCCAGAACTCTTCGAGCCGCAGCTCGGTGTCCTTCGTGTCTGCTTCGTCGAGCATCACCTCGACCACCCTGATGTCGTTCCCGCCGACCAGGCCGACGAGCCAGCCTCCTACCGCACCGATCACCGACGCGTTGTGCTTCACCTGGGCGATGTAGCCGTTCGGACCTGAGATGCCGTCGACCCATTCGGCCGCGGCGTACTCGCCGACGTTCTTCGCTTCGAGGACCATCAGACCTCGGGGGTCGCCGGTCACGATCGCGTCGGGTGATGCTGCCAGGAACGGGATCGACTCGTGCCGCCAGGTCGCCGAGGTTGCCTCGACGTTCAGGCTCGGGTTGTTATCGGCGAACCATTGAATGATTGATGCTTCGAGCCGTGTGCCCCAGTCGGTGAATCGGTTGCCGACGAACTCGCCGCCTCCGCCGATCTTCTTCCGCCAGACATCGGCGGGCGTGTCGTATTTCGAGATGCCGAGGATGCCTGCGACGTCAGAGCCGCCGATGAACTCGCGGCGAATCGTCGTGTCGGTCTTCCAGTTCGACCAGCGCCCGTCGGGTGCCCTCATTTCTCGACCTCGACTCGTGCAGCCTTGCGGCGAGCCTTGAACGCCCGCTGTCGTTCGGCGTTCCACTCACGCGCAGCAGTGCGGCAGGCTTCGTCCATGTCGGCGAGGCCGTGCCCTTGCCGTCGGTGCCAGCCGACCGCCTGTCTTGTTCCGCATTCTGGTTTCGGTTTGAAGTTGCTCATAGAACCGAGAGTATAACGCGGTCTGATCGTGTCGCGTTACTTATCGGCCAACTGTTTGTTCTCGCCGCTTGATCCGGTCTTATTTCTTCTTCACTTATTGCCGTTGTTCATGATCCGGTCGGTCATGCGCTCCACGGAACGCTCGATCCTTTCGATCGCCGCATTCTCAATGATCACATGTTCAGCGAAAGACCTGTCCAAGGCTTTCACCTCGACAGAGAAGGATTTGATTTCGGCAGCAAGATCTGAGTGCTGCGTGGACATGAACGCCTGGATTCCATCTATTGATCTACGAATCATTTCTTCCGATTCCTTAGCCGAGTTCACGGAAACCAGTTGAGCATCGCCGCCGTCGCCGTTCTCGTGGGTCAATGCTTCCCGCAGCCAGTTGACGAATGATCTCTTGCCCCAACGTTGAACCGCAAGGAACGCAAGGAAGATCGGAATCACTAGAACGACTACGGTTTCGCCTACGTCCTTCGAATGACTTATGAACTGGCTCACCTGTAGAACCACCTGGCTGCTGCGTGACGAACGTCAACGTGTATCACGTCCTGGCCAGGTCTCGAACGAGCCAACATGCCGACACCGTTGAACCCGGCTGCACGAGCTTCGGCTTCGGTGATCGGCCGTTTCGTCAGCGCCCGATCGACATCGACGGCTTTGCCGTAGAGATGTTGTGATCGACTGGCACCGCCGATCCTCTTATTGTGAACGGGGTCTCGATACGCTGACAGAATATAGATCGGCGACCCGATCGTCTTTCGAAGATATTCGAGCGAGAGCACAAGTTGCCGATCGACCTTGAGAACCTCGTTCGACAAAGTCACTCGACGTTCACCCTTCGTGATGAATTCTTTCATCTTGAAGTTAGCCGACAACCTGAACCCGTGATCTTTCGAATCGTTCATTGCCCGACAGGTGAGCGGGCCAGGTATACCGTCGACTTTCAACGGTTCCGATTCGTACAACCCGCGGCAATACGCGCCCTGAAACGTCTTCACGAACCGTCGAGTCGTAAAGTTCAACCGGCCAGTCTTACGAAGCGGCACCCCGGCTTCGTTCGCGAATACTTGAGCGAACTTCGCCCCGGTGCTCACTGGCCGATCTCGCCGACGGGTTCAGCCGACAGTTCAGCGATCGAACTAGCAGACCAGACGCCTTGACGCATAACGACAGCCGCAGCGGCTGTCACGAAGGCGATCACGCCCGTCAAAGTCGTGAAGTCGGCAGCGGTCAACATCGGGATAAGTATCGAGAGCACGGCAATCAAGCCGTTACCAAACACGATGATCTCGTTCTTCGGATCAGTAAAATTGGGGAACCATTCGTTCATAGTGCCCAGGCTTTCATCTTTCGTCGCCTTCTTTGGGACGCGATCAAGTCACCATCATGAGCTGAGCGCCGACCGCCAGCCTCGTCGAAGTCATCTCACCGGTGATCGCATTGACGCCGATATTCGGTGGCACGGATTCCCACGATGCGACCCCGGCGACGAAACCTGCACCGACGACCGACGCCGACACTGTTGCGCTCGTTCCCGGCCAGGTGATATCGAACGCATCCGACACTGCGGCCACGTCGACAGCGACCGAAGCGCCGGTCCACGCCACACCGCCAGGGTCGAACGCGCCACCGGCCGAGATCTCGACCGTGATCGCCAGGCCAGCCCAGATCGTGACGCCTGGGTCCAGGGTGCCCGACACCGGAGCGGCATCGACGGTAGCGCTCCTGCCAGCCCAGATGGTGACGCCGGGATCGAGAACGCCCAAGACCGGCGTGATCGAAACAGAAGCAGTGTTCCCGGTCCACGCCACACCGCCAGGGTCGAACGCTCCACCGGCGAACGGTTCGACCGACACCTGAGCCGAGGTGCCCGCCCAGGTTGAGACGCCAGCCGTGAACGAGTCCGAGGCCGGTTCGGCATTGACGGTCGCCGTCGCACCTGCCCAGTTGACAGCCCCGGCGATGAACGAACCCGAGACCGGCGCAACATCCCCGACCTGGCTAACACCCGAACCAACCCAGGTCACACCGCCTGGTGCGAACGACCCGGTGGCCGGTGCAGCGTCAACCGAGGAAGGTGCGGCTACCCAGGTGGCCCCGCCAGCGGTGAACGATCCGGCGACCGGTGTGATGTCGACGCTCGCAGCGTTGCCGACCCAGGTTGAGACGCCAGCCGTGAACGAGTCCGAGGCCGGTTCGGCGTCGACCGTCGTGCCGGTTGCGGTCCAAGTTGCAGCGCCAGGTTCAAACAAGCCCGAGACCGGTGTGACCGAAGTGCTTGTCGTCGCCCCGTCCCAGGTGACAGCACCGGCGTCAAAAGAACCGGTGACCGGGACGGCATCAACCGTGCCAGGACCGCCGACCCAGGTAACACCGACCGCTGTAAATGATCCGGTGACCGGTGCGGCATCGACCGTGGAACCCGTGCCAGCCCAGACCGCAGCCCCAGCAGTGAACGATCCCGAGACCGGTGTCGCGTCGACCGTCGTGCCCGCGGCGGTCCAAGTCGTAACGCCAGCCGTGAACGAACCCGAGACCGGCGCAATTGAGACCGAGTTCGCTAGAGCCGAGACCCCGAACAAGCGGATCTCGCCCGATTGCCAGCGGGCCGTGCCCTTAAGAGTCGGGAAAACGATCAGATAATGATCGGCGGTGGTCGTGTTAGAGAACCCGACCGTCGCTGAATTGGCGTCGGACAACGTCCCGGCAAGCTGCCTGGATGTCGGCAGCGTGATCGCCCCAGACGCTAATAACGTCCAATCGGCGAACGCCCACGGGCTGGCACCTAACGTGCCGGTTTTGCCCCAGACTTCAAACGATGCCGGGTCACGCTTTGGCTCATCATTGGCGGTCCATAGCTTGATCGAAGTAGCGATGGTGCCCGAAGCGGAAGGTGAAACAACCACGCCCGACCCTGGGCCATAACTGTTTAAATGTTTGTTGCCATCGTCGTCAATCGCGAAGCTGGGAGCTTCGCCCGCTGGCCATTCGTTGGTCCCGATAACGATGCCACCTTGGACACCTTCGACGAACGAACCAGCGCCGAGGTCAGCACCACCGGTGATCGTGTCGCCAGGAACGAAGAGGCTTGCTGGGGAGACCGTGCCGCCCCAGGTCTGATCTGTGCCGAACAAACCCGAGACCGGAGAAACCGACACCGAAGCAACCGAACGCGCCCAGAAACCGGGAACTTCAATACTCGCCAAGTTGAGCACTTGCACGCCGAGGAAATGCCGAGACGCCGACGCATAGATTCCCATGTCGGCCTGTGTCGCCGAAGACGGGTCGTTCACCTGAAACTTGAGCACCGAACCGGCGTCAAGTTCCGAGAGCATCCCCGACGCGTAGTGCGCTTGCCAAGTGTCGGCCGTTGATTGCTGACCGCGCGAGTAGGCACCAGCAGTCCCTAAGGCCTGATCAACCGCGTCGACCTGCCACCTTGACCAAGGCGTCTTGCGATCGCCACTGCCGTTGACGTCGCGGTCCCATCGGTGCCAGCCGATCGCCAAGATCGGAACGGTCCCCGCCGAGTCGTTCACGATCGAGTCGGTACCGATCGAGAACGTACCGTCGCCGTCGGCCCTGAACGTCGCCGAAAGAGGCGTATCATCCCATGTCGTCAGACCGGCGAGAGCCGTAGTGAGCGAGTCGGTCGCCCCGTTGTCGCCATGAATCCACTCGGCCGAATCCGGCAAACGAACGACCTGAAGATAGGCGTCGGTGAGAGTGCCCGGTTGTGGCGTCGTTGACTCTTGTTCGGTCGTCGCTTCAAGCTTCAAGATCTCGGCGGTTCCACCGGTCTCGTGCAGATAAACCCCGGCGATCGGTGGCCCTTCGGCTTCGTTTGTGCCGCGGTCGTAGCCCGAGCCAGACTGCACGTTCACCCCGCCGATGCTCAACCGGACGACATGAGTCTTTCGATCGGTCGAAGTCGAGTAGTTCTCGATCACCGCCCCATAGGCCACCAGATATTTCGTGTTCGCCGCCAGGGTGACATCGCCACCAGTGCCCGAATATAGGCCGTCGTCGTCCTGGGTCTCGGTGTCGAAGGTGACTTGCGTCCAAGTGCCAGAAGAGTCGAGCCAGGGCCGAGTCGTGTTGATCTGACTCTGACCGATACCGGTCTGGTCGACGATCCGGCGAATATACGTGAGACCCAGATCGGGCAACTTCAGAAGCTGAAGAGAACCACCGACACCTGCCCGGGTCTCATATTCCCCGGCGGCTTCGGTCGTGCCAATCGTGCCAGGATTTCGGAGTTCGACAGTGTCGCTAACCGAGAGATCTAGAACCGACGCCCCGAAAGCCGCGCCTTCGCGCGCCCCGCTTTGGTTCCGTATATAGCGGTGCGTCGCCCGGAACGGGTCGATATCGACACCGTTCACGCGTGGCACCAGGGTTCCCGCAGCACGCGTCGAAGCCGTGTCGACTTGCCCGAGGTCGATCATGCAAAGATACAGACCGCTTTCGGTCGCGGTGAACTGAGACGACGACCAAGTTCCCGTGTCGGCGTGAACCGCAGTGTCGAGATCGAGCGTCGAAGGGGTGGTGTTAGATACCGCCGTTCTGGCCGCGACATGGTTTCTGACGAAACGATCACCGACAGCCATCGGTCCTGCCCTTCAGGTTGTTTAAGGTTGCGAGATCACAACGTTGAATCGTGGCAACGTGACATCGCCGCCGTTCGTCACCAGCGGCGAAGTCGGTTCATCGACATAGATGAGTTCGGCGGCAGCGTCAGAAGCGTTGTACACGTAATGAGCGACACAAGTCCAAGTCTCACCGACACCGACCGCCGAGATCGTCGGCGCTGTCGCCGTCCAATCAACCTGATCGGTACCGTCATCTTCGACCGCAGCGACACCCGCGAGATCTTGTCTCGCATAGCTGGTTGCTGCCGCTTCGACCAGCGCCGAAGCGATCACGTCAGACAGAAAATTCCAGTCACGAATTGTTGCCGCCGCTGGCACAGTGCCAGTGAATACTGCCGTGCGAATGTCGAGCGCCGATGCATCGTTAGTCGAGAGCACCTGAAGCCCCCGGTTTGTCATTGTTGCTGCCATGAGCTTGTCCTTCTCTAAAGTTAGATCTTCGTGATTGTGACCATGACCGAGAGACCCTCTGCCGGTGTCGCATGGATGGCGTCGCGGTCGATGTAGAACAGGTCGCCCGCCTCGATATCGGCGTTGCCAGCATCGACGACCCCGTCGCCGATTGTGAACTCGCCAGAGCCGAGAGTGACCGGTGTCGAAAGAACATCGACAGCCGCACCTGATCGAACCCGGCGGACTTGAATGTCCATCGTGCCGGTCACCCCAGGTGTGAACACTGAGACTTGGACATCGGTCACGAGGTAGGTCGTCATCCATGCCGGAGCAGCGAAGCCCGCGAGGCCGTCGCCGAGCACGCAAGCATCTGCTGATTCGAAGACGATCCACCCGAACGACTTGGTGGCGTCGATATCACCCGACGGGCCTTGAGACCCGGTCACCCCGGCGGTGACCACGACCGACGCGGTCGCGCCAGCAGTGACATCGGTTCCTTCACCGAACACCGCGGTCGTGCCGCCACCCATCACGACATCAGTGCTCATGCGATCGCCGGGTCGACATAGACCTTGAACTTGCCAGCGAAGAGCGTCTCGTTCGAGTCGCCTCGCTTGAGATCCCACTCGTGTTTCGTGCCGACGATCACCCCGGCGAGATCGAGCGCAGTCGCCGAGATCGTGAACACGCCGAGCGAGTCATGCGTGACCGTGAGCGCCACCGACGCCGAACCATCAGAGGGATCAATGACCCCGGTCAACGCCCAAGTCGACACGTCGATCAGCACCTGATCAGAGTCGCGGAACGTATACGTGTTCCTGAAGTCGTCGCCGTCGCGAATCAAGAAGTCCTGAACGACAGGCCGGAGGTCTGTCGTGATCGGGTCAGTCGCCATATGACTATCAGATCACAACGCACGCATTTGAGCGGGACGCGATGGCCTGTAGCAACCGCCATTTAGTTCAGGGCATCAGCAAGAAGAGCGTCAAGAATCATGTCTTTCAGCCTTCCTGTAGCACCGGATGAAACCTTCGCCAATGAGGCCATGTCAAGTTCGGAATGTATAAGCCAAAGGACAGCGGAACTTAAATCGGCTGAATGTCCGGCCGGAATCGTTATCGATGCTTGCCCATCAGGAAGAAGAACTAAAGTTCCCAAGTTCTCAATGTTTAAACCACTAGCAGGAAGTGAAACGGCGATATCCGTCCACTCTTCCACGCTGCGGATCATGTGCGGCGAAGTCATGAACCGGTGACGAGCAGCTCAGCTTCGATATGCGCTATCTCAACCAAGTGCATCTGTTTCTCGGCTTCAAGACTCGCCTGCCGATTCCAAACAAGTTGTTCCACAGTCGCAGGCAATTCCGAACCTTGTTCTGTCGGGTTACTCGCTGGGATGCTAATGAAATTGAACTGGTTACCTTCAGTCTCACTGATCAACAGAACTAAATCGTGCCAGGCCAGCAGGCCGAGCAGCCTCCCGTCCGAATAGATTGCGGCAAAGTTACCCGTGACTACTTGCTCTTTGCTCTTGTGTAATGGCGCGATTGTGATCTCTCTTGAGTTGTCAGAGAAAGCGTCACGGAATGTTTGAAGCGGTATAGACTTTGCGGTTCTGTTGTCCATGAATACCTACCCTACTTTACGGAGCAGCTCGAAGGGTTCTGTTCGTCCCGTTCAGATACACTGCGCCGGATGGCAACCCTGTCGATGACGTAGGTAAATTGCCGACGAACAAATAGTCGCCGAAGATATGAAAATCGTTGGTGTGCAACGTATCTGGCCTGGCGCTTGTTTGGCCATCGCATGCAATTAGCGCAGACCTGTTATGATAGACGGTAGCATTCCTGCTTCCAGCAATGAAGCCACACTTGTTACCGGTTATCTCCGACGTCTGGCTAGCAATGATTACGGCACGGGTGGTACTAGATCCGCTGATCTCGTTGTCATCGCCTCCGATGATCGCCGATAGTTTTGTGTCTCCGCCGACTCCGTTGATTATGTTGCGTTGACCCGCAAACATTCCTGACATCGCGCTGCTGTCCATCTCATGGCTCTGGCCACCAACAATTACCGAACTCTCTGAGCCTGTCATGTCGGAACCGACCCCGGGACCTCCGGTCCCCACCATTGCGGAAAACTTGGAGTCTTCCATCGTATTTTCGCCGCCAGCTACGATCGCATTCCAGCCCCAGATATTTGTGCCTATGACGTTTGTGTGCCCGGCCAAGATCCCAGAATTCGCGCAACGCATCACGTTTTGCGAACCTCCGATAATGGTGGAAAACTGTATCGTTCCGCCGAAGCTCAAAGAATCAATCAGTGAGGTCCACGATGAGAAGATACCGGCTTGATACCCGCCTTGTATCGCGTTGTTGTATCCCCCGACAATCGTCGAGGACCGGGTGAACTGCATCGTGTTTCCGTTAACAAGCGCGCCACTAGCCTCCAAGCCTCCACCCAGGATCGTGGAACCCGGTGCTGCGTAAAGGGTGTTGTCCAAGCCGCCGACGCTCACAGAATCTTGCGAAGCGTGAACAGTGTTGGATTCACCAGCAACCACCGAGGCGCTGGGCGAAGACGAAACAGTATTCAGTGTGCCGCCAATGACGGTTGAGTTATCGGAGGATGACGTGATCGAGTTTGAAGTCCCAGCAACCATCGTTGCGTCGGCTGAATCCTCGATCAGGTTCAATTCGCCGCCCAATAAATCAGAACCTGGCGCGTTAATCAACTGGTGGTACCCTCCGCCGATCCGGCCGAGCACGTAAGGGTTCCCGCGGTGCGGCGCATAGATAACAACGTCGCCGATCTGAGGTGTGTAGTCCTCGGCGTGAGTGCAGCGGAGCGGCCCGTCCCGCAGCTCGACGACCCTCGTCAAGTAGTCGTACGCGACGACGACGCCGGTTCTGAAGCTCGGGCGATACGTGTTCTCACTCGACTGCTGAGCCACCACCGACGCCAAAATGAACCCTGATGAAACCATTATTCTGCCACCCTCTGAGCTTTGAAAGAAGTCGTCACGTTGACGCCACCGGCTTCGTAATCCCACGATGCTTCGATGATCCGAAACAGCGAGTCGATGCCTCGAAGGTCAGACCGGATCCAGCCGACGTCGCCGACGTCGAGTAGCCGAGCCTTTGAGGTCGTGAACCTGATGTACTCCGGCGGGTCGAAGAGATCCGCCAGTGCTTCGAGCGCCATGTCTAGCTCGCTCTCGATCGCCCCGGTCAGGTTGAACTCTGCCGAGGTCGGCGCAGTCCATGTCGAGTGTTCAGGATCTCGCGAGTCTGCGAAGGCAGGCGACACCGTGCCGGGTCGAGCCATCCACGTAGACCCTGAAGAGTCGCCCTCGGCTGCGACCGCCACGTCGGTCGACACGACCGCCCCTAGAGGCGTGAACGTGTCCTCGATCGGTTCGACATCGGTCATCGTCGAGTCGTCGAAGGTGAAGCGTGAGGCGATCAGGGATCGGTTCAGCGGATACAAAATCGTGAACTGCCCGAACCGGTCGAACATCGGTTGACCACCGTACATCGCGACCGTGGTCAGGACCGCACTCCACCACGTCCAGCCCTGCTCGAAGCTCTGAGCGAAGGCTGGCTGCTCGACCTGGGTCGACAGTTTACGCGGCGTCGAGTCGCCGTTCACCAGCAGGTTCTGGTCTGCCTGCGAGGTGAGCCAGTACGCGGCGTCGGCGGCGGTCCACCGGCCAGCGTCGGCTTCGGGGTAGAGGTCGATCAGTGCCGGGATGCGCGAGTTCGAAAGCAGCGATTCGATCCCGACCATTGTCGCCTGAACGATCTGCTCTTCGGTGGCGCTGAAGTCTGCGACACCCAGCGTGCCGATCGGGATGCGAACCTGATCGGCTCCGGCGGTGCCGAGCAAATAGAACCGGACGCGGTTCTGGCTTCGCAGCGTGAACCAGTCGGCGTGCACGCCGTCGCCGATCCTGAACTCCGCCGAGCCGGACCACTGCCCGGTGCCACCGAACACACCGAGCGACACGCTGCCAGCCTTGCGCAGGGTCATCGAGTTCGGGCAGGCGCACCAAGTCCCGGCGAGTAGCTGCCCATCGTTAGCGACGAGTTCAGCTATCACCGTCAGCCCGTCGAGGTCGTCGAGGTCGGCCGACGATCTGGTCAGTAGGCCCACTGGGAATCCTTCACGAATCGTACGGTCATCTGCGTGACGAAAGCGGTCTGGGCCAGGGCACCGAAGCTGCCCCGATCAAGGCCCGTTTCGAGAACTGGCACCTGCCTCGACGAGATCTCACCGATCGGCTGGACCCATTCGCGTTCGCCGTGTGGACCTCGCAGCAGGATCTGATTCGATTCGAGCGCAGCAGCCAGAGCAGACTCGTCGTCGGTCGAGGTCAGCGTGAACAGGATCGTATAGGTCGGGTCGGTAATCTCACCGGGCACGAGCTGAGACGAACCGTCGGCGCGGTAGGTCAGACCGACGGTCGACTTCTTCCGCACCGACACTTCTCTAGCCGGGATCTCGATCTCTGCGCTGCCAGCATTCATGACCCAGGTCGTCGCCGCCACCGAGATCGTCGCCGATGTCTTGAACGCAGCGACCGCACCCGAGTCGAATGCGCTCGTGGCGACGGCTGCTTCGCCGTCGGTCAGCGCGTAACCGGGACCGCCGTCGAGAACCTTCGCCCCGTGCCAGGCCCGATACGTGAGCGTCGTGTTCAGCGGAGGCCGGTCGATGTAACCGACGATCGCAGTGGAGTCGAAGCTGCCGGTCACAACCTGCTGCCAGGTGGCCCCAGAATCGCCCGTACGCTCGACAGACGACGAAGCCGACGAGTAGTCCACCTGAACTCCGTAAGTCCCGGAGGCGACGACTGTGAACGTCGCAGCGTTCGCTGCTGAACCCATCACCAGAGTGGCCGAGTCGATGTCCTGAACCTGCACCTGCCCGAACCGCTCGAACAGCGCCGTCGCCTCGAACAGATAGGTCGACCCAGGGTGAAGGATGCGGTTCGCCCTAAACCGGAGCACGCCATCCTCTGGCGGGTGCATGTGAGATTCGGTCGTCCCGGCAGTCTGATCGGTGAGCTGAACATGCAACGCCCGAGCCGGATGCCAGTCGATGCCGGTCGGATCTCTAAACGGATGAATGTCGATGCCCGGATCCCACTCTGCACCCGTTCGCAGCCAGTCCGCATCTCGGGTCGGAGGGACACCGGTTCTAGCGACCAGAGCCAGGAACCCGAGATCGGGACCGCCACCAAGATCGGCCGCGTCCGTCGCAATGTTCTCGACGCTAATCCGCACCCGCAGCGTGAGCGGCCCACCGTAGGTGTCCTCGGTGTAGTCGATCGAATCGCCGTGAGTGTCGAACGACATCCGAGGCAGGAAGAACTCGGTCTGCGTGCCGTCGGTGTAACGGTGCGTTAGCCTTCGAGGCTGGACCTCGTGCACCGAACCGTCAGTCGCATCGATCCGCATGAACTCGAACTGCCATCGGTTCGTGATGTCGGTCGCCGAGGAACCTTCGAGCGAGAACCATGCGACACCGGCAGGCAGAGCCACCGACGCCTCGAACCACTCGACACCGTCGGTCAGACCTCCGGCCGTGTTCGTCGCCTTAGGAATCAGCACCGAGGCCAGGCCGTCGAGGGTGACACCGACCGCTGAAACTCCGCCCGAGGTGACGTTCGTCGAGGTCGCCGAGACCACCAGTGGATAGGTCGTGTAAGTCGTCATCGTGTAGTAGTCCCTCGGAATGTGTTCACTAGCTTCTGCTCGAACCGTTCAAGCTCTCTGCCGATCATCATCGCAGTTTCCTGAGAGTCGCCTGCACCCTGGATCGTGACCGCACCGGTCTCTATGTTCAGAGCCACCGACGGCCCGGTGCCTCCACTTCCTTCGCCGAGTCCGGCAAGCATCGCCCGGCTGAGCACGAACTCGCCGGTCTGGAGTACCGCTGGCACTTCGTCTTGAGCGAGGCCCGGCCACGACTGCGCCCCACTATTGGTTACGATGCCGCCATCGTGAAGAATGCCGCCATAGAGGGTCGTGCAATATCCCCCAGCGTCGTAGTAGCCCTCGGGGCAATTCAGAACGCCACCGGTCGACGTCCAGTTGTTCCCGGCGACTTGTCCGCCAGAGCTACCGGTTCCGCCAAAGACCCCGCCCGTGTTCGTGTTGGAACCGCCTGTCGAGGTAGGCACGACACCGATGCCGAGCGCCCAGGCGTCGAGCTGCCGCTGAAGATCCGCCTGTGCCGAAGCGTGAATGAACGGGTCAATCGATAAGCCACGTTCTCGGGTCAGATATAGGATCGACGAGTTCGCAGCGTTGTAAGACGTTTGGTTCACCTCGGGTTTCACCGGAGGCTTGCGAGGCTTCGACACTTCTTGCAGAGCCGTTTCGACGATCCCGAACGACCCGGCGTCAGCGATCGCGAACACGTTGAACGGATAAGTCTCGTTGCTGAACTCGTTCCGTAGCACCTCATCGAAGTTCGTGTTCGAGATCGAAGCCGTGATGTAGATCAGCCACTCTTGAAGCGCTTCAGCGTCCATCGCTGCGGTCGCCTCACCAATTGCTATCGCCAGCGGTGACCAGTCGCCCGTCAGCTCTGCCTCGGCGACCAGGCGATCGTACTCTTCGACCCCGAGAAGCGAGATGCCGATGACCCTCTGAGCGTTGGCATTGTCGGCATCCAGCAGCGCCGACACCTCGGTCGACCCGTACTGAGTGACTAGAGCCAGCAGCGCAGCGCTATCGGCTGCTGCCTTCTCGGTCTCGGCGATGAAGATCGTTTTGAACTCGTCGCCGACCAAGCCGTAGGTTGCGATCAGTTCGTCGATCGCCTCGCCGGTCAGGCCAGACTGTTCGAGTGTCTCTTGAAGCGCTGCCACACGGTCTCGTTCGAACGCGTTGACCTCTTCGAGCGACGCGCCGTTCGCAATCATGGCGAGCGTCTGCTCACGGATCGCCGTCGCAGCATCGCGTGAGCCAGACACGAAAGCGGTCTGCTCTTGATTCGTCGCGTCGTATTCGGTGTTGAACACTTGAAAGGTTTCATTCAGATCAGCGAACTCGCCGATCGTCTTCAGGATCGCAGCGTCGAGATCCTGCTGCGTGCCATACATCCCATCGAGCATCGACTTGAACCTCGACCCCGCCTCGCGTGCACCATCGAACGATTCGGTCTGCACGGTCAGCGAGTCGATCAGATCGTTACCGGCACGCTCGGCCCGCATAGTCGCTTCTTCTAGTGCCTTCTCCGCCTCGGCGACCTCTGCCGATGACAGTGTCACGTTGTCCATTTCGTCGGCGGTGATGCCCAGAGTCAGCGCCAGCGCATCGTTCTCACGATCGACCTCGGCGGCACCAGACGCCACGTACTCGTACTGCTTAGCCATGTTCGACAGTGCGACTTCTTGATAGTTCAGAGCGCCGGTCGCCTTCGCCGCAGCGATCGCCGCCGTCGCCTGATCACCGGTCCACTTGCCCTGCTCGACTCCCAGGTTCAAGTATTCGAAAGCGAGCTTGTTCGCAGCGGCAGCGCCGTCTTCCGCAGCCTCGGCGGTCTTCTGCATCGCCCGACCCAGGTCCAGCGTGTTGATTTCGATCCCGGCCCGATGCGCAGACTTCAGCGCCTCGACGAACCGTTCCATCTGCTCGGCATTGGCAGAGCCGTCGCCGACCGCCATGATGTCTTCGAGCGTGGCACCGAAGCCGACCAGCGAGTCGATGAGATCGAGCTGCCCGAGACCCTCCATCGTAGCGATCCACGCTTGCCCCTCCGGCGACACGTTTGCGAACGCTTCGCTCTGAGCGTCGAGCGCATCCGTGTTCGTGTCGAGGATCCCCGAGAAGTCGGTTACCAGGCCCTGAGCTTCGGCCAGGACTTCCGAGTACTCGGTCGCCCGTTCCTTCGCCTCCTTCGCTTCCTTGCGCCACTTCATGAAAGCGACCGCCGCCGCTCCGAGACCCACACCGACGAGGAGTCCGGCAGGACCAAGCGCCGCCATGCCACCGGCCAGAGTCTTGAACCCTGACGCCATCGGCCCGATCTGCTGACCTGCCTTCATCGTGGCGAACGCCGTCGACACCTTGCCCAGCGCCAGCAGCACCGGACCAGCAGCGGCAGTGATGCCGAGCAGCCCGCCGAGGAACTTCTTCAGAGGCTCGGGCATTCCAGAAACGAAACCGACCACCGCAGACACTGCGCCCGAAACTTTCTCGGCGACCGTCGTCAGGATCGGAACGGTCACCGTCGAGAACTCGATCGCAGCGATCTTCAGGTCGTTCATTGCAGCGTCGTACTTGAACGAGTCGGTCTCGGCTGCGGCAGCGAACACCTCGGCGGCAACGCCCGCACCGTCGGCGACCGCACCGAACGTCCCGGCGATCGTCTCGTTCGACGAAGCCAGGATAGCGTTCGCAGCCAGGATCGCTTCGGACGACCCGAGAAGCTTGTTGAAGGACTCGGTATCGCCCGCTGCTTCTTGCATCAGTCGGAGCGCACCGACGAAACCTTCGGGACCGGCAGCGACCTCGCGGACGTCGCCCATCGTCAAGCCGACGTCCTTGAGGATCTTCACCGCTTCACCCGACGGAGCAGCGAGAACCTTCATCGCCGCGGCTGTCTGGGTGATCGAGATGTTCGCGTTACCGTTCGCCCTGGTCAGCAAAGCGACCGAACCGCCGACGTCGTCGATCGAGATTCCCAACTGAGCGGCGATCGGCAATACCTTGCCAAGGCCACCAGCCAACTGAGACGACTCGAAGTTGCCAGCACGAGCGGTCGAGGCGAGGAAGTCTGCCGCCTTCGCAGCATCGACACCCGACGCGCCGTACTGGTCGAGCACACTCGTCAGCGCCTGTGCGATCGTCCCGGCTTCGCCCATACCGCCAGCAGCCAGCTCGGCCGACACGCCCAGAGCCTCGGTCGCAGTCGCACCACGAAGGCCCGCCGACTGAAGTGTGAACATCGCCTTCGCCAGATCCTGCGGAGCCTGCGCCGTGCGGCCCGCCAGGCCGAGCGTCTCCTGCTTCATCGCCATGACTTCTTCTTTTGCGATGCCGACCAGGCCGGTGATCTTCGAGAACTCGCGGTCGTAGGACATGCCCAGCTTCGCCGTCCCGACGATCGCCGCCGTCGCAGCCGCGGACATCGCAAGCATCGACTTGCCCATGCCCTGAAGCGACTCGCCTGCGGTCTTCGACTGAGCGCCGGTCTGCTTCGCCTGCTTGCCAGCCTTCTCGACCTTGCCGCCCATGTCCTTCGCGTTCGCGCCGGTCTTGCCTGCTTCGGTGCCGAGGCCCTTGGTTTGCCCGCCAGCGGTGCCAGCAGCCTCGCCCATACTCTTCGCCTTAGCGCCGGTCTTCTCCGCGTCCTCGCCGAGGCCCTTCGTCGACTTTGACGCTTCGCCCTGCTTCGCCGTCAGCGCTTCGGTGTCCCCCGCAGCGACGCCCATGTTCTTCGAGTAGTTCCCGACGTCAGCCGTCAGGGTGTAAGAAAGGTTGTAGTCAGCCACGCCCTAAGGGTGTCAGCCCTCGCCGTTGGGGTCGGGACGCGACCAGCCGAAATGAAACCGCTTGCGATCCGACTCCGTCATGTTCTCGCGTGCCTCAGCCAGGATCAGACAACCCTCACACTCGCGCAGGTCCAGCTCCATCGGCGCAGGGATCGCGAGCCGACCGTCGTCGTCGTACCAGTCGGCCGTGCGCGTACCGCAGACGTGCACCGCTGCGTCATGCACCATCTTCGCCAGGATCTTCGCCCGCTCGATGTCGGGCCAGCCCAGGAATTCATCATGGCGAAGCCCTACCCGAAGGCAGAAGTCCATCTCAAGATTGAACCCTAGATCGGCCCTTAACCGTTTCCCAGATCACCGATCAACATCTGGGTCGTAGTCGCGTCAGCCTCGCGTGCACGCCAGAACATTCGCACCTTGTCGTTCTGCGTCCAGGCTTCAGAGGCGAACAGAACCTTGATCTCGTCGAACGTCAACGGTGGCGAGATCTCGGTCTCGCCAGGCTTCACGATGCCCGTCATCGTCGCAGCGAGTAGCACCTGCGGGAACGTCTCCGGGTTCGTCGTCAGCCGCGTGTCGTTTCCGTTCTCGGCCCGGTGCTCGGCCTGCTGCTTCGCCGTAGGCGGATGCTTCGCTTCGAGCTGCTCGATCGCCTGAGATCCGACCGACTCGAAGACGAACTCCCAGACCTCGATCGTGTCGACGAACTCGTCGACCTCGGCGGTCTTCTCGGCGATCTTGTCGGTCCACCCTGCGTCGCGTCTGATCGTCTGCTTCAGCTCGCCGAGTTCATCGCGCAGCTCCGCCAGGCGAGCCGCCTGGTTCGGGTCTGCTGCCATCTTGATCGAGGTGCGGCGTCGAGGTCGCTTCAGCAGCTCGGAGAGAACAGATTCTTGATCGGCCATGTCGGGTCGTCTTTCGTTGTCAGTCGTGCCACCGGTCAGCATGCAACCCGACAGGTGGTGCGAAGGCAGTGTGCCTTCATCGCATCATGATGGCACGACCAACGACCTATGCGGCGAATATTCCGCGAGTCGGTGCCGCCCTGGACACGGTGACCGTGTACGACGAGGCGACGTTCGAGCCGTCCATGTCGTGGTCTCGGAGTGCGACGGTGATCGGGTGCATGATGTACTCGTTCGTCGCAGCGGTGCCCGACTGCCCGAAGACCAGATAGCCCTCGGTCCCGGCAGGCAACGCGGTCCAGATCGGGCGGGTCACGTCGTCCCAATAGAACCGGAGCGTTCCGGTGCCGTAGGTTATTTCGCCGACGATGTTGCCGGTCTCGGTGCTGATGTAATCGGGCACGTTGATCGTCGAGACCGAAGGCTCGAAGCCAGCGTGCTCGAACAGTGCCTCGCCGCCCTTGATGCCGAGCAGCGAGGTTCCCGCCGTGATCTCGGTCTGGGTGATCGCCGCAGGTGCAGCGGGTGCCGAAGATAGGAACGTGACGGCAACGTTCCCCTTGAGTGTTTCTCTTGCCATGATCTGATCCTTCTTTAAGCGGCGAACGTGCCACGGGTCGGAGCGGCCCTAGACACGGTCACGGTGTAAGACGATGCGACGTTGCTGCCGTCCATGTCGTGATCTCGCAGCGCCACCGAGATCGGGTGCACGATGTACTCGTTCCCGACCGCCTCGCCGGACTGCCCGAAGACGACGAAGCCCTCGGTCCCTGATGGCAGAAGATCCCAGATCGGCCGGGTCACGTCATCCCAATAGAACCGCATCATGCCGGTGCCGTACGTGATCTCACCGACGATGTTGCCGGTCTCGGTCGAAATGTAGTCGGGCACGTTGATCGTCGACACGGAAGGCTCGAAGCCTGAGTGCTCGAACATCGCTTCGCCGCCCTTGATGCCGAGCAGCGAAGCGCCTACCCCGATCTCGGCGGCAGTGATCGCAGTCATCGACGCTGGTTCCTGCGCAGTGGTCAGGAACGTAACGGCGACGTTCCCCTTGAGTGTCTCTCTTGCCATGACCTAATCCTTCGAGGTTGTGTCTTCGGCCGGGTCGGCCTTCTTACGTTTCGACTTCGCCGCGGCGACCGTGAACCCGAGCGCCGCCTGGCGTTCGAGAACCTCTGCAAACGGGAACGCCTGTTTCGTGCGTCCGTCGGGGTGATAGAGCGTGATCGTCTTCTGCGGCATCTTCAGAGCTTGCCACCGAAGCGGGCCGACCCTGGGACGCGATCGGATCACGGCGTCGGAGCGACCGCGCAGAGCCAGAGGAACCGCTGCGCCACCGAGAACACTCGGCCCTCTTGAATGTCGTCGTTCGCTCTGACATCGAAGACTCTGCCGATGACGGTCAGCGTTTCCCCCGAAGCGGTCAGCGCAGACGCCACTGGCGACACGAGCATCGCCTCGGACACGGCGTCAGCAGCCAGGTCTCGTAGCTGCCTAGTCGTCGCCCCCGTCGTGACTTGGATGACCGTCTCGAACATGCCGTCGTCGTCGATGAACCCTGGATCGTTTCGGATCTCAGAGATGTTGTAGACGATATGAAACGGGTAGGCCGGAGTCCCGGCCGGTGCTTCGCCGTCGCCGACACCGCCAGCGTGAGCGGCGAGTTCCGAGGTGAGATGCGAGACCGCCAGCGCGGTCGCTGTTGCGAAGCTCACGGCGCGACAATCGCGTCGCGGACGAACGCTGCCGAGGGTGAGAGCCTGACCGTGTAGGTCGCCGCTGCGTTCGAGGGCGACCAGTCCTTGATCGCCCCACGAGTGAACACGGGTGCCCAGTCGCACCGGGCACCTTCGGAGTCGGTCGCCGTGGCGTACGGGACGTCTTGTAAGAAGTAGACCCAGCCGGAGATCGTCGACCCGGTCTCGGTGAACAGGAGTTGCACTTCGTCGGTGAGATCCTTCGACGCGTACAGCCGGAGGTCCATCGGTCCCGAGGTCCGAGACTCCAGAACCTGATGCTGATATTCGGCCCCCGTGTTCGGGATCACCAGAGACGACTCGCCCTGGCGGAAAGTGTCGACCGCCACGAGTCTCGGCGTGAGATCGATGACTCCGACCGATCCCCACGAGACGTCGGCGACGTCGAGCGTCGTGTGTACCGTCGACCGCCAGAGCACGCGGGTGTTACCGCGGCGAGTGAACAGGTCGAGGCTTCGAGTCGAGACGGTGATCGGCATCAGATGCCACCCTTCAGAAATTGCGCTTGCTTGCCCATGCCTTCGACGAGCATCTTTCGGAGCTTCGGCCCGACGACCTGAGCGGCAGGCCCGATCGACGGGTACGGGTATGCCGTGCGATACACGCGGCCAGCGCGGTCGGTGCCGACGAAGCCGAACTCAAGTCGCATCGCCTGCGGTGAATTGTTGCCGACGACCGCTCCGACCTTTCCCTGCCCACCAAGGAGCATCGACAGAGTCCACGATCGGCGGAAGTCACCCGATCTTTCGATCGGACCAGGTCGCCCCGACGAGTTCGCCATCGTCAGCCGTTGCAGCTCTGAGGCACCCTCGAAGACGATCTGCCTGGCCTTCGCCTCTGCCTCGCTCGCTGCCCTGCGTAGCAGCGCTGCGCCTTCCTCTGGGGTGAGGTTGATCGGCATTAGGGTTCCCGTTCTTCGAGGTCGGCGAAGACTTCACGCACCGTCGACATCGACGTGCGACTCCCGATCACGAGCGGCCCGACCAGGCCGACGAGTTCCGGGAACAACGATGCCCCGGTGACGGTGACACGGTCGCCGGTTTGAATGCCGGTCGCCCCGATCGGCAAGGTGATCCGCATAGTCGACACGGCGAGCCGGATGCCGATCCGTGCGAGTTCCTCGCTGCGAGCCATCGACGGCGAGTTGAACTGGCACTGCCCGGAGTAGATCGTCGAGGTCGTCGGCGGGTCTTCTGCCAGGGTGATCGGGTCGAAGGTGCCCGACTCGGTGAGTCGTTCGATCGTGCAGGTGTCGGCGAGCAGGTTGGCTTCGATCCGGTTCGCTGCGGCAGCTAGGCGCGTGGTGAGACTCACCGCTTCAGCCTGCCAGGTGATGCCCGCCGGGTCGGGACGCGATCCGGTCGTCGTGATAATTTCGAGAAAGTTCGCCCGGTAACGCGTCAAGTCGTTGGTAACGCGCTAAGGTGTACTCATGAACGAAAAAGCAACCACCGAAACCACCTACCGCTGGACCGCAATCCACAAGTGCACGATGCGGCTCGCTAACGGCTCGAAGGTAATCACCTTCGACGCTCTCGACTCCGGCACCCGCTGGGAAACGAGCGTGACGCTCACCGTCGACATCGACGCCGAGATCAACACGTTCAAGATGATCTGCGGCGAGTACATCTCAGATCATCACGCTCACGACATGTTCGACGACACCCTCGCCGGTGCATGTATCCGTGCCTACGTCGAGGTCGCAGCATGAGCGAGAAAGCAACACTCACCGCTCAGCTCGCAGACCTCGTCAGCTCATACCAGCAGGCCTGCATCAACCCTCGGGCGAGTCGTCGACTCGCTGGCATCTCGAAGAAGATCACCGCAACCAAAGCACGCCTCGCCGAGATCGCCGCATTCGAAGCGGCAGTCGAAGCAGCAATGATGGAGGAATCATGAAACTAGAACCACTCGCAGCTATCACCGGCAGGACCGAACTCGCCGAAGGCCAGATCACCTTCCGCAAGGCTCACGACTTCGGGATGACGATCCTCCCGGAGTTCGTTCGGGACTCGATGCTCGACGAGAGCAACGCACTCACCGACGCCGGATGGCGCATGTGCGAGACTCATGGCCTCGGAACCCGCTACTGGGTCCGGCTCACCGGCAAGGCCAAGTGGCTCGCAGCGTACGCCACGCACGTCGCACAGGTCGAGTATGCCGAGGTGACGACCGAGGTCGTGCCCTACGGCGACACCTTCTCGATCGTCGCCGGTCTCGGCGAGGCTGACGGTCGAGGTTGGGTGCGGGTCGACACGATGTCGCACAAATAATTTCAGATATTTCACCCGGTAACGCGTCAAGGCTGAGGTAACGCGCTAAGGTGTCTACATGAACAACAACACAACAACCACCCGCCCAGCAGTCGCAGCCCACATCGACGGCCAGATCCTCGAAGCACAAGCAGTCGTCGCCGCCGCCGAGCGTGCCCTGCGCATCGCCCAGGAACACGCCGACCGCCAGGCAGCGAAGTACGACGGCTGGAGCCGGTTCTTCCTCGTACGCAACAACAACGGCCACATTCACCGGAGCCTGAACTGCTCGACCTGCTTCATCACCACGCAGTACTCGTGGATCACCGAGCTGTCGGGCAAGACCGAAGCCGAAGCGGTCGCCGAGCTTGGCGAGATCCTCTGCTCGGTCTGCTTCCCGAGCGCACCGGTCGAATGGACCAACGGGATCAGCAACGAAGCGAAGGCAGCGAAGGCCGACGCAGCGGAGCGTGCAGCCGAACGGGCGATCGCCCAGCAGCTCAAGGCCGAGCGCAAGGCACAGGCCGAAGCGAAGGCAGCGGAGGCAGCGACCGAAGCGCAGGCAGCACTCGCTGCCGGGACCGTGAAGCTGAACCCGACGATCGCCAAGCTGGTCGCAGCTCACCAAGACGTCGAAGTCGGCGACTTCAAGTCCTCGCCATACCGAGACGACAAAGACAAGTTCATAGTCGATGTCTTCTTCCAGGGCAAGCTGGTCTGCACGGTAACTCAGAAGGCCGACGGCAAGGTCATCGCAGCCGGTCGCATGCGGTTCAATCCAGGCGGTGGCGGTCAGTCACAGCACGGCAAGACCAACGACGTCAAGGCTTGGGTCGCTGAGCAGGTCGAAGACCTTCCGGGCAAGAGCAACCTCGACCACGCTGCCAACATATAGCGGCAGGGAGCGAGACCCTCGGCCCTCGGGTCGGGGGTCTCATCTCGTTTTACAGCAGAGGCCCCTAGCATCCGCTCTAAGCTCGATCAGCCAGACTTGGCGACTCTCGCCCGCTCCGCCTTCGCACGCTTGTTGTATGCGATCGCAGCCGCCAGGATCTGATCCTGGCGTTCGTCGTCGTCCTCGATGAGCAGCGTTGCCCGGTCATCGCCGTCGATGTAGGTCGGTGCGTTGAGAAACCATCGACGCGCTCGCAGCGCTTCATCTCGTGTCATACCCGGATTGTATCCGATCAGAAGTCGTCGAGCTGATCGAGCCGAGCGTTCACCGCTGCCGCCCTCGCTGCCGCCTCGACGAGCGCCTCGTCGACCGTCTCTTCGATCAGGTTGCCAGCCTCGTCGACCATGTTCGCCCGCACCGCGATATGTCGAAGCCGTTCGTACGACCCGACCGGGTCGTCGATGTCGAGATCGAACGGAACGAGTTCTTCCCACCGGCCGAGCCAGAGCGCAGGCCGCGATCCTGGCGCGTACACGTCGCCGTCGAGGAACCCGTCGATCGCATCGATGACTTCCTGATTCGCTCGCATCGACGTCAGCTCCGCGGCGTATTCCTCCGGCGTCATCTGGAACGGTCGAGGCGACGAGGTCTTCGCCTGGAAGATACCGCCAGCCTGGGCGACGAGCTGATCCTGCTCCGCTGCCGCCAGCTTCGCCGCTGCCAGGTTCCGCTGCGCCAGGTTCTCGGCCTTGCGGAACTCGGCCAGATCTTTCACCTGCCGCTCGCGTGCCGCTATCTGCTCCGCCGTCGGAGGCGGGAACTTCGGCAACCTCGGCACCGAGCCGACCGCACCGGTCTCGCCGATGATCTCCGACACCGGCAGACCCAGCTCTCGCAGGCCGTTCACGGTCGGCGAGTCGAAGCCGTCGAACACCTCGTCGGCGTTCACGAAGCGGGTCGCCCTGCCCTGGGCGATGTCGGTCGCACCGTCGACCTTGCGAACCTCGGTCAGCCAGAGGTCGACGCCCTCATCGGTCGTGATCTTCGTGTTCCCGGTGAAGTCCCAGGCGTTGCCGATCTGGTCGGGGTTCGTCCTGGCATCTTCAGCGAACCACTTCCGACGCATCGCCTGCCGCTCGGCGTCTGGCAGCGCGTCGTACCACTCCCACTCGGCCTGATCTCGGACCATGCGAGATCTGCCGGTCGCCAGGTCGGTCTGTCGTCGCAGAGGCGGAGGGATCGACAGTTCGCGCACCGGCATGTCGTCGTATGTCTTCGACGCGATCTGCTTCGCGTCCGACCGCAGGCCCGACCGAATAGCGTCGACGCGGCGGTCGGCGTTCAGGAACTCATCTGGCGAGATCTCCCAAGCTGCGAGCAGGTCGCCGAGTTCATCCTGAACCCTGGCACGCTCGGCGAACTTCGAAGCGATCGCAGCCTTGCGAGCTTCTTCGATCTTCGCCGCTTCGCGCTTCGCCTGCTCGATCGGGTCGACCGGTGGCTTCTTCGCTGGCGGCTTCTTCGCTGCCGGAGGCTTCGACGCTGCCGGTGGCTTCGCAGCAGATGGCGCTAATTTGGCCTGAGACGGCGGCTTGGCCTTCACCCCAGGGTTAGCCCTCACCGCAGGCTTAGCCTTCGGAGGCTTCACCGGAGGGCGCTTGTACGTGGTCTGAGCTGCCGTGCGAGGATCAGACCGGCCGAGTTGCGGTGTCGGCTTGTCTGCTACGAAGAGATCGGTCGGGTTCGAGGTCGCCGTCGGTTGCGTCGGGTCGAGCACACCGATCGAGTCGACGCCCAGGTCGGGCCGAGCAGCGGCAGACCGCACGCAGTTCGGGTGGCTGATCGGGTGCCGCAGCGCAGTCTCTCTCGACACGATCATGCCATTCGCCTTCTGAGGGTCATCGTGCGAAGTCAGCCCGCAGTCGGAGCCGTCGAAGAACTCATATGCGACGACCCCGAACTCGTCGCCGGTGGTGATGACACCCTGGTTGTATGCCTTCGCCGTGTCCGTACGGAAGAGCATCTCGGCGTAGGTGTCGATCGTGCGAACCGATCCGTCGGCGTACGTGATCGCCGAGATCGGCATCGGTGCCCCGGTCGCCGACACCGCCTTCGGTGCGAGCTGCTTGAACCGGCGGGCGAGACCGGCAGCGTTTTCGCCTTCGAGCGATCCCTGGATCGTGATCTGCTTCGTAGCATCACGCACCCAGCGTTTCGCGTCCTCTTCCATGTAGGTGGTCGCGAGTAGCACCTTGTCGAACGTCGATTGAGCGAGCACCTGCATCGCCGTCCGGCCGATCTCTGTCCATACGTACTCGGCTGCACCGGCAGCCACCGCCGTCGACGTCGCCCCGGTCGCATACACGGTCGGCAGCACCTCGGTCAGAAACACGCCCGACTGTTTCTTCAGCTCGGCCGTCTCACGAGACACCGTCTCGATCAGAGCGCGCAGGCGACGCGCCCGATACTGGGCGCGAGGCTCGGCGATGATCTCGGCGTACTCGTCCCGCAGCCGCGCCTCGGAGTCGGCGAACAGTCCGATCAGCTTGTCCGGTGCCGTCATCGCCACCGTGTGATTCGGATACGCGTCGGCCATTAGCCGAAGAGTCGATCCCGATCACTACGACCGATGTCGACCGGGACGACGACCGGGTGCCCAGGGTTCGCCAGCTCTGCGCCGTCGAAGTCCTCGGCCTGGACCGCGCCCTCGGCGTCGGAGATCAGATCGGCGAGCGCATCGAGCGTCTTGCCCCACGACTCTGAATAGTCGGGACCGTTCCACTGCGCCGGGTCTTGCAGCAGGTTCGCCCGACGGCGACGAAGGAACACGAGCGCAGTCTTGACCGCCGTGCCCTCGATGTCGTAGCGATCAGAGATCTGCTCGTCGGTCGGATCGGTGTCACCGACCCAGTCGCGGACCTCGTCGAGTTCTGCGTCAGTGATCGCCATGACCTACTCCTTGGCGGACTGAGCCGCCTTCATCGCTGCCTGCTCGGCTGCTGCCGTCAGGTCTGCTTGCTTCGCCGCTGCCGCCTTGCGCTTCTTATCGGTGAGCGCCGCCTTCTTCTTCGCCACCACCGCGGCGGTCTTCGCTGCCTTCGCAGCCTGAGCGATCTCGTCGCTGTCATCCGGGACCGGCTCGGAGCCGATCACGTTCGGGTTATCGATGAGCGCCGCGATCTCGTCGGGCACCTCGCCGGGACCGTAGGCGCGACCGTCGATCTCGCCAGGTTGCCGCACCAGAACTCGCTTCGTTAGCCACGCCATGAGAACTCACTTCGTCCGTACTGAGGAGGATAGGTGCCGCCCGAAAGTACGGGTTCGGGCGACACCGATCACAGTCTAGATGTCTAGAGGCACTCGAAGCGGAACGTGGCGTTCGGGTTGCCGAGCACGGGAACGCTCCAAGTGGTCGCCATCGTGGCGATGCTCACAGGGTTGCGGGTCTGCCAGCTATCGGCGACGATGCCAGGCTGCTCCGCAGGTGACAGGCCGAGAGCCTGAGCTTCGGCCGATACACCGTGAACGGTGTTACCGATCGACACGCCAGCAGGAGGCAGCAGTAGAGCCACGTCAGCGCCGATTACACGGCGAGTTCCTGAGCTGGTGATGTAAGCCTCGTCGTTGATAACGAACGGCGGGAGATCCTCGTTCTGGAGCAGCGTATTAACTGCCTCGAACGAAGCCCGTGGAGTCGACACTGCGAGCGGCGACATAGTTGCGCTCAGCACCTCGGTCGTCTGCCGGAACGCATTCACGACTGCACGCGAGCAGACGATTGCGCCTGGCATGTAGCCGTTCGTGTCATTGTAGGTGTCGACGATCGTGTAGAGATCCGACAGCGCCAAAGCAGCGACGTTCGACCACAGGGTTCCAGCGGTCACGTCGTGAGCAGCAGTGCGACCCCAATCGATGGTGGCAGCGAGGCCACCTTCGGCGAGAACAACCTGACCGGTTTCGAGGGTTTCACCTCGGGCAAGGTTGATTCGACGAGAGCACGCTTGCACGCGATCGCCGACGTCGGAGGTCGCCTGAGCCAGGAGAAGCTCGCCAGGATTCGCACGGGTTCGAATGATGTCGAACTCCTTCATGATCCCGACCTCTGTCATCGCCGGGATCTGCCCGGTGACGGTGGTCGAACCGAACTGCGAGTCGGCGATCTTGCCTTCGACGTTCGGTGCGCGGTACTCGGCGACCGTGACGGTCGCAGTGGTCACCTGATTCACCGCGAAGGTGATGTCGGGAACCTGACGATCAGGCAACCAAGCGCGGAGCGCCTGCGTGCCCTGGTCTGCCTCAAGCGCTGCACGGGCGTACCCGGTGAGCGTCTGAGGATCGATGGCTTCATATAGGTCTTGCAGCATGGCCGCGACTCGCTTTCAGTTATCCGGCCAGGCCGGGAGACAATGGATGAATGAGGGTGATCACTCGAAGGTGATCGTTGGCATCTCGGCCTTGCCAGCAGCGTCGATGACGACCGGCAGGTTCGCTTCGATCAAAGCGCAATGCGTGAGGCGTGAGCCGTGAACGATCGAGGTCGCCGAGGTGACCGGGACGTCTTCGCCCAGGACGCCGACAAGAGTCTCGGTGCCGTCGGCGTTGCCGTTGTCGTACTTAGCATATGTGCCGGTGGCGGTCACCTTGCCGAGCGGGAATCCGACCGGCAGGTAGCCAGGGAAAGCGCCGCCGACATCGGCGACGACGAGGTCGGCCGCGTCGATGGTGACGGTGTATGACGGCTTCGTCATGCCGACTTCACTGGCGAAGATATTGGTGATCGTGCCGGTGGTGCTGGTGGATGTAATCGTGAGGTCCATCGCTGGCCCCTTTCAATGTTGACTAGTTGTTTACGAGGTGAGGGTTCGCCGCTGCGAACAGTGCAGCGCCTTCGGACATCTTGGTCTGACCGGCCGGAGGTTTCGGCATGTCAGGATGGGAGTTGACGATCGGAGCCGCAGCGGGTGCACCTGCGACGGGAGGCTCGTCGGCCGGTGCGAACAACGGCCCGAGCTTGCCCTTCAGAACCTCGATCGCAGCTTCGATCACGCTGCCATCGGCACCGTCGGGAACCATCACCGACGGAGCCAGAGCCTTCGCCCCGGCAGGGTTCACGCCAGCCTCGACCAGGGCGTCGACGATCGTCGACTGCTTGCGCATCGAGTTCGCTTCGGCTTCGGCAGCGGAGGCACGAGCCTCGGCTTCGACCCTGGCAGCGGTCGCCTTCTCGATCTCGGTCTGCGCTTCGGTCGCCGCCTTCTGCGAAGCCTTCAGCGCACGAGCTGCTTCCTTCGGATCTCCGCCAAGCTCGGCGATCATCGCCGCCCTGGTCGCGTCCGTTGCTTCTTTCGCTGCCTTCACAGTCGCTTCAGCGGTGGCCTTCTCGACCGCGGCGATTCGCTTCGCCTCGATGTCTGCAAGTTGTTCGGCGGTGTATTCCATCATGTGTCTTTCCTGTCGGGAGAGTTGACACACTGATCATGGCGCACCTAAGACGGGACCCTGGGACGCGACCGGTTCAGCCGCCGTCGAGCGTGACGTTCGGCAGGTCCGTTCCAGGCAGGCCAGGCAGCGCAGGACCGGCCAGGCCGAGATACTCCGCAGCCGCCGAAGCGCCGACCGCAGACGACAGATCGTCGGCACCGTCGAAGTCCTCGCCGACGATCCGTGCGAGTTCCTCGTCGGCGTCGTCGATCGGGATGCCAGCTTGCACGAGCATCTTCACGGCGGTCTGCCTGGACACGACACCGGCCGAGAGTAGCTGCGCTGCGAGGTTGGCTTCGGCGTGGACATCGGTCGGGACCGCTGGCCCGAAGTGAATGTTCACCGGGACCGTCGCCCCGGCATCGAGTGCTCCGCCGACCTGCGAGATCCGCTGCGCCAGCTTGAAGAAGAGCTGATACTTCGACGCTCGCACGAGTCGCATCATGTCGATCATCTGCTCGAACGGCGTCATCTCTAGCTTGATGCGGTAGCCGGACGCCTGCGAGGTCGCCGTGACCCGGCCCATGACCGTCGGCCCGACTCTGGAGTTCGTGCCGAGCCTGGCGTTCAACCGTTGCTCGTAGTCGAGCAGCGGGTTCAAATTCGCAGACACGTCGATCTTGTGAGGCTTCGCGCCTGGCGGCAGAGGCCAGATCGCACCGGCCTTCACCGAGTATCCGGCAGGCAGGTTGCCGCCCTCGATCGCGAACATCGGCGTCGCAGCCAGAGCCGCCGCCGCGGCCATGTCTTTGTCGAATGCTGCGATGTCATCGAAGAGCTGGGTCACGAGAGCGAACATCGACCGGCCGTAGTGAAACGTCGTCGACGGCGTGTTCGGAATGTGGATCACCGGAATGAAGTTGAAGCCTAGATCGGTCTTCGCCTGGATCGTGGTCGCTTTCGTCGGGTCGAGGGTCATCCAGTCGCCGCCCGCCCCGATCGGCCAGCGCTTCTTCGTGATGTAGCAGGTCTGATCGGTGTCTTCGCCCCAGGGCATCGAGCGGGTGAGCACGTTGCCAGCATCGTCGACGATGTCGCCGAGTTCGTACGTGACCCGGTGCAGGAACTCCGAGTCGCCGTTCGGCCCTGGTTCTTCCCAGGCGAGATGGACTTTGGTCGGGAACTCGCGGGCGTCGGTCTCGATGACCGGGAAGTATGAGTCGCAAGGGTAGACCGTGACCGACGTCCGGTTCGTTCTGGTGTTCCAGCCGAGGACGATCACGCCGTCGCCGAGCGGCACGGCGAACTCTCGCTCGGCCTCCCAGATCTTCGCTCTGACGTTCTCGGCTCGAACCCAGCCGTCGAGCCAGGTCTGCGCCTTCGTGCCTGCCCTCCAGGCCGTGAGAGCCGCCTCGTAGCCGTCGACCGATTCGTCGGCGGTGAGATCCCACTGCTCCTGATTCAGGGTCGCCAGCTTCACCGCTGCCGGTGGTGATCCCTCGGCGGCGTCGCCGGGTCGATCTCCGAGCACCGGTTCGGCAGGTTCTTCGCCAGCGCCCTCGCACATGAACGCCAGTTCCTCGGAGAGCAGACCGTCGACGACGAGATCGTTCAGGGTCGCCGGGTCGCCGTACTGGCGGTGCTCGTAGTCTGGCGTGTCGATGTTCTTCCCGGCCGTGTTGTTCTTGAACCCGGTGTATATCCGATATGCGATGAGTCGTCTCTGCTCGTTCGGTGGCACCCATTGACCATGAACGCCGAGCGCCGTGATCGAGGCCATAGCGGTCTTGTAGTTGAGCGGTGCCCACTGGTCTTCGGGCATCGACTGGCGCGTGAGGTCTGACGGCATACGGCCAGGCTAACGCCTGCGACCGCATCGAGCCGGGACGCGACGACGACCCCGGCAGCGTGCGCCTATTGGCTGCGCCGACCGGGGTCGTGTCCTTTGGAGGTGCCGCCCTGCACGGGACGACTGAGCCGACGAGGAAATGAGCCGACCCGAACCCGACCCTACATCACGAGGGCAGCGCCGCCTCCACCCGAGGATCTGGTCGGAACCTCGAAGACCTCGAAGACCGGCGTCGGCTCCGGCGTCGACAGGGTGGTTCGACGTTGCGGTGCCACCCTGTCGGCCGGGTCCCATGCTACCGAGATCGGCCCGGTGCCGTCGCCGTAGCGGTAGCCGCAGATCCAGTGAGAGATACCGCCACCGGGCATCGTGCGCAGGTGCTCGGCCATCGCCCACTGATCAGCGACCGACGCATCCTTCGCCCTGGTCCCGACGAGATCCCACCGGCCAGCGTGCTCGGCGGTCCAGTCCCACGAGGTGTCGAGGAACTGCCACAGGCCCGAGGCCGTCGAGTTCGGGTTCTCGATGTTGGCGACACC